ATGTCTGGTTTTTATCGAACCAATTTGGGAAGAGTTGCGCTTCAACAACGTAATATTACGTTAAATGCAAAACAAAGACGTTTACTTCTATTAATAGACCATGAAGATTTTCAAAGTCTCGATACTGAGTTTAAAAAGCGGATCGCCCCACCAGAACTGATACAACAGCTCATTGACTTAAAACTAATTGCACCTTCTAATGAAAATTATTCAGAGTTACCTGAACAAATATCTCCCCAAGAGTCATCTATAACAACTAAAGAAATACATCAAAAAAATGTTGACGAGAATAAAAGTAATGATTTAGTTGGAGAAATTCAGGTTCCTCACTCAACGTCTGCGCCTTCTTCAAATATTGAAAATAACCAACCAAGCATTCCAGTTCAACAGCTCTCTTTTGAAGAAATACAACAGTTGATGAAGCAAAGCTTAAGCCAATACTGTGGCCTTATGGCAAAGCCACTTATTCAAAAAATAGAGCAAATAAAAACACTTCAAGAACTTAAAATGTGCCAAATGCAATGGATTACCAGTTTGCAGGAATCACGTATTCCTCCTCATGAGCTAGCACATACGCTCCATTCTATTAATTATTCAATTCAGCTTATTCAGCAACGCATCTAAAATAGAACAAGCTGCTGTTTAATTAAGCATTAAACTCACTTGATACGTATTTCGTGCTTTACCTACCGGTGTTTTTTTCCTATGATGTGCCCCACACATGTGCGCTCGTAGCTCAGTTGGATAGAGTACAGGTTTCCGAAGCCTGGGGTCGTGGGTTCGATCCCCGCCGAGCGCACCAATCTATTTTATAAAATCAATAACTTATATATATTTTGGCGTATATTTGGCGTAATGCGCTATTTATCCACAGGTTTAGAGGTAATTTTGCTTCTTATCAAAGGTCCATCTTTTGCCATTATAAGTCACAGTTCCATCCAAATTAATCGGCAACTCTTTTAATGAGTAGTCATAGATTTTAAGAACATTCCCGTTCTTATCTAAATCAGCTGGTAGATTGCAAGTATTCTCCATTCTGCCAGCTTCCGAAACCATGATCATGACTTGCGACATCACAAAGCCCTTACACAAATCGAGACATTCACATTACTATTAATAGTGTGAGCTGTGCAACCTGAGAAGATTAAACACAGCAATGTGATGATCGATGCAACTTTGGTACGTTTGCACATATAAGTTACTTCTTTAAAAAGAGTGCTCGCTCTGCTTCTCGGCGACGAACTAACCCTTTCATGACTTTACCGCCTGCTTTGTTCCAGACAAGGAATTGGTCAGCAGCGCCTTGATAATCACCTTTGTTGAGTTTCTTTAACAAAGTCGAATTCTTAAATGCACCTGAACCAATGTTGTATGTCAGCGACACCAACGCATCAAACTGATTTTGATTTAGGGGCACAGTTACAGATTCATTAACTGTCTTTTCAAATTTCGCTAAGTCATGCTTAAAGTAAGTCTTAGCTTGCTCAGGTGTACAAGTATCCCCTTTTTTTACCTTCACGCCATTAGGATAAACTGTTGTGCCAGTACCAATGGTCCAGATGCCCACACCATCGTCATAGGCTGTGAATCGTGTGCCTTCAAAACTAGAAATTAGGTCAACGCCAACATCACTTGTAGTTTTTCCACCTGGTGCAAGTTTATCGACCACCTTATTTAGATCATCTACTTGTGCTTGTGTAAGCTTGCCGCCTGCGATAACTCGAGCAGCATCAAAGAATGGTTTAGTTGTCATTGGATTCACCTTTCTTTTTCTCTAATTCAGAACTACCAAAATAAAAGCCGCATGCTGTTGTCATAGCCCCCGCAATGAAACCCAATGCCGTATTGATCAGATTGCTGTTTTCTCGCGGCATATCTACAAAAAATAAAGCAATCACTAAAACAAACATTAGTCCCACTAATGCAAAAGCTAGATATGCGCGAGTATTTTCACTGTTCATCTTTTTGCTTCCTCCAACCGTGATACTTTCTCTTTAATTAAAGACTGGTCTTGGCTTAATTGAATAATTGAAGATCCAACCCACGCACACAATGAAAATACGATGCCTGCAAATATTCCCAGCAATACACGCAGCACAGAAATTCCACCATCTTGCGCTGCTGTGCGGTTTTCTAAATTGGCGACTTTGATATCCAATGTATCGATATCTTTTTTGTTCTGCTCGCTTGTCTCTTTGTGTGCTTCATTAATAAAAGTCAGTCGAGTAACATGATCTGACAACATGCGAATATCACTCTGAATGGAGTCGATTTTCTTTTCAAATCTCAACCCGTATGATTCATTTTCAGTCATGCCTTCCCCCTTTCGTTTAGGCAATAAAAAAGCACCCAATTGGGTGCTATTAATAATTTGCTAAATTAATCTCTTAAGACTAATTCATCATTTATGATTACATACTTATTTGCTGATACCTGGTGATCTACTTCTAAAAATTGTTGCCCCTCTTCTAGATGGATTGTTTCAGCTAGAAATTCAGGGCATTCAATTAAATTCTGTATTTCCCCTGTTTCGATTTCATAAACTGCAAAATATGCCATTACTTCCTCATCGTCATTGCATGAATATAACGTTGTGACACATTCATTGAACCACCAGAAACCACCCGAAGTTGTAACTTGTATGTGCCGTAAATTCCTGTCGAATCATGTCTCGAAATATTAAGTGTTCCGGCACTTCGTGAAGTACCTTGCACGGTAATCTTATGGGTATGTGCACCACCTTCCGACATAGTTATATTACCGCCAGCACTAAAGCTGTGACTATGTCCGCCGACATTGCCTGTCGATCCGCTAGCACTAAAGCTGTGGTTATGATAAGTACCTCCAGCATTAGTCGAGCCTGTTGTGCCGTTCACATTGTAGCTATGACTATGTGAGCCATCTTGTCCTGTTGTACCACTGACGTTAACTGTAGAACCATTATGGTTGTGCGAACCGTTTGCATCAGTGATTAAAGCAACTGAATTATGTTCAATAAAGTGAACTTCAAGATCCTCAAAAACGACTTGATCATTTTTAAGAACTCGACAATAAACTTGCTGTTTAGGGCTGTAACCAGTGAAACTAAAGACAGCGCCAAAAGTTAAAACTGTATGCCCCATGTCAGAAGGTACATTTAACGTCTGAATAGTTACATAATCAGTATCGACACCAACTGAAGTTTCAGCAAATGCAGATACTGGAACAGTTACCGCATAATCAGCAATCTTTAAAGTATCAACTGCAAGATCAGCAATTTTACCTCTTGTCACAGCAACATTATCAATCTGAGCACTTCCAACTGCTAAATCTGCAATCTTACCTCGCTCCACCGCCAAGTCTTTAATATGGGACGTATCAACTGATTGATAATCCATAAATGCGGCTTTCAGATAAGCAGCAGGTGGAAAAACAGTTCCAGTTAATGGATCAGTAAATGAAGTGGTACGGAAAATAAATGGATAGGAAACGGCACCATTGCTACCATTACCAATTGCAATAGAATCAAAGTTAAAAATGAACTGTGACTCTACCCCATTATTTGCACCACCCCAGCCCGCAATTTTGCCATTCACATCAAGCTTAATAAACTTTTGTGCATACAGCCCATTGACTGATTTAGTGATCTCTTGAACAGCAGCTTTATTGCCATTTAGATCAGTCTGAACTGTGTCTGTACGAATTGCTTGCGCAAGATCACCTTCGATACGAGCAGATTGCTCTGACCATACGCCTGCATAACCTCCTTCATTTCCGATTAAGTCAGATTCTGACCCGATAAATGGAGGATTGATTTGCGCGTAAACTCCATCAATCCTTGTAGTTTGGGCAATAACTTTGTCATCTACATTCTTAATATCAGACTTAACTTGCTCAAGTGCACCAGTTGAAGCTTTATCGTCAAGCTCAAGATTAATTAAATCAATCGCTTCAGCATTTGCCGATGACTGCTCAACTGCTACCTGTGCAGATTCACGTACAGTTGCAAGAGCACTATCATTACTTGCGATATATGTATCAATCTTTTGAACTGTTACCTTATCGCCCTCAATTCGAGCTTGAACTTCTTGCTGAGCGTACGCACGTAAATCATTTACTTCAGCTACTGTCGTATCAATACGCTTACTAAGTGCTAAATCCCCTTCGATCATTGCCGATTGAATAGACCATGTGCCAGCGAAGCCCTGATCATTACCAATTAGGTCAGATTCAGAACCAATTAACGGCGGGTTAAGCTGTGCATACACGCCATCGGTTTTTTCAGCAACTAATGAAAGATCATCTGCAACAACACGAATATCTTCCTGAACCGCCGCAAGACCATCATCACTTGATTTCTTGACCGTTTTTACAACTTCAAGAACACCTTCATCACCTGCAATGATTTGCTGTGATAAACCATCTTTGGCTTGCTGAATAGCGTTTTGACGATCAATGACTTCTTGTGCAATCCGATCTTTCGTATTCTGAATATCTTGCTTAATTGGACCAATTTCAGCGTCAATAGTCTCAATATGATCAATCTTGGTTTTAAGATCCTGATTGAGTTGAGATTCACTGATTTGATCATTCAAGAGCTCAAGAACGTCTGTAACATCGGCAGAAGTTGTCGCATGAGTCCAGTTTGACCACGGCCCAATATTTCCGATTCTATCAATCAAGCGGCCACGATAAAATTGAGTCAGATTTGGCTGCAAACCTTGAATCGTATGAGTCGTTGTTGGATAAGCGAATAAGCCCAATTGAGCAATGTTGCTTGTTCCATCTGGTGAAACTTGAATCTCGGTATAAGCTGTATCAAGTGCGCCAGTTGCAGGAAAACCCCAATTTAGGCGCATACCAAACAAAATGCCTGTTGCTTGGATAAATGCCAATTTTGGAGGTAAACCTTGCTTGCCATTAAGCTTAGTGACAACTGAATAAGTCGGTAAAGATGAAATATCCGAAGCATTAACCGCTGTAACTTTTGCTTGATAGTTACCAGCATAAATACCCGGCACCTCAATTGAATTATTACCCGTGATTGGTAATTTAATCCAACTCCCATCATCCTTGCGCCATTCAACCTGATACTTAACCGCACCTTTTGCTTGCGTCCAAGACACAACCATAGTGGCAACATTAATACCTTGATCTACCCGATCTTCGCTTGTAATAACAATATTTGAAACTGGTTCTTGAATATTGGGATTAACAATTGAAATTGGTACATCGATGTAATGAGCGCCATGATCAATTGCATCAAACTTTTTCGGATTGTACTCAAGCGCTGTAATAGTAAATTGATGTGAATCACTTTGAACTACTGACAAAACCCTAAATTTAAGCGTTGCCAAATCTTGAGCATCAATAACCCATACGTTTTGAGGTGCAATTTCATCAAAAGCTACAGAAACAGTTATGACGCGGCCTGTAATTGATTGAATAATACGTGTTTGAGCTTTCCCGTTTTCTCCATTAATTACCAGGCGGTCCCCAGCTATTGCAACAACGTCATCACGATCAAGAGTAATACTTTTACGATCTGCTGAAATTGCAGAAATGCGGCCACCGTTTGCTCTTCCAGCAAAAATAGGATCTGCAAATTCAATCACTTTACCCGGCAAAGGAATATGGCCGTCTAATCCAACTTTAAAAGTCACAGTACGTGTTTCAAGTTGTTCAGACTTTAAAGCCCACAGGCCTGCTCGTTGTGCTTGCCCACGCGATGTGCACCCCCACGCATCAAGCTCAAGTAAGCGCACCTGTTTCATTTCAGAAATGGCTTTCTCATCACGCACAAATTCATATTCAGTCTTATAGTGATTGGCTGGGTTATCCCAAGCTACTTTTACTGCATTATGTCTATCACGGGCACGTGTACCATTATGATCCGGCTCCCCGATAATATTTGCACGGGTATATGTGAAATAGGTATCTTGTGGAATATCAGCATCACAAACAATGCTATCCCCATCCCAATAAGTAATAGCTCGAAAAACACCAGCTAATTTTGTAAGAATGCTATAAGCATCTTCAGCGCTCTGAAGATAAATGTTACATGTGAAACGTGGTTCTTGACCGCCCAACCCGTCTGGTACCAACTCATCACAGTATTGGGCTAAACGGTATAAAGACCATTTATCAAGCATTCCATCTGTAATTCGCTCACCAATTCCGTAGCGCTTAGATGTGCAAAGATCATAGTAAATCCATGCAGGGTTGTTTGAATATGCGCGTTTAAAAGTACCATCCCAAAACCCAATGTATTCGCGGGTTTCAGGGTTGTAATTTGTCGGTACCTTAATTTTTACGCCTTTCAAATCAACCGCTAATTTTGCGACTGATCCACCGAATGTTTCAGCATCGTATTGCAGTGAAACTAATGCTGTATTTGGATAGCGTAATTTAGCGTCTATAACTTCAGTGACAGCCTTAACATACATTTTGTCGCTGATATATTCAGAAGTTGAATTTGGCGTGATGCGGCGAACACGAACGAGCCAGCCTGAATCGGCTTTGGGTAAGTCAATACGATGTGGACGCTCATAATTATCAGATGTTTTATCTGAAATTTTTGCTCTTAATACTTCTGACCATGCACCACCATCAGTTTGCAAGTCCACCGCGTATTCAATGGTATAGCCAGTAACATCACCCGTTGTTGGGTCTTGGTTGCGCAGTGGACCCCAACGTAAACGTAAACGTACTGCATCAAGATCAAGATTATTAAATGAACGTACCCAAGGTGTAGATGATTTAAGCTCTACGTCAATCGGGATTTCATTTTCAACTGCCGGGAAGCCTTCAATGTATTCTTGATCGTTTGTTCCGGATCTAAAATTAACAGTAACGTTTTCAAAGTTCTTGTTGCCGTTTTCATCTTGCAACGGAGTATCTTCAAGCAAAATTGATTGATAGCCGTTTGCTAATCCCTCGACTTCACCCTCCGCTAGACCAATCAACTCTTTAATATAAGTTTTAGATTGTGCGGAGTCCGGCGCAACTACTTGTTGTCTTGGTTGCTGATTTCCCTTTTTAGCGCCTTTTACCATCGCTGTCATATCAAATCCCACGCAATAAAAAAGGCGCCAAAAAGCGCCTATAACTAACTTAAAAATTACATCTGATCTTCTGGATATTGACCAGCACTTAAAACGAAGCCGCCGACTTCACGTCTACCATAGAGAATCGGTACTGGATAACCTTGAGCGGCTGTTGTAACCGCACTACCAAAACCAAAGTTTGCCCGGTTCCCGTCTTGGTTTTGATTTTGATTAGTTTGGGCTTTCGGCATGAGCATTGATGCAACACCTCCCATAGCCATGCCTGCACCAGCGCCAATTAATGCAACACCGTAAGCTGAAGACGTACCGCCAGTCATCACACCTGCAACAATCAGAACTACTCCAAGAACTAATTGTAAGACTCCACTATTACCGCCAGCTCCCATTACACGCGGGACAATGTGAATAATGTCGGCTTCAGTAGACATATCAAGCTGCTCTTCACCGATATTGTCACCAGTGATTACGCGCTTGGTTTCATGGTCATAAATTGCTGGACGTTTCTTGCCACGCTTATTGCCTGAACCTTTGCCTTTAAGAAAAATTGCAAAAGCCAACCCTTGTTCATGGGCATGTGTCATGAAGTGCTCAAAGCCAGCGATCTGAACTGATAATGCACGCATGGCTTCACGCGTATTTGCGACATCGAGCTTAAATTCACGACCAAACTTTTGGCCCAAGATGCCGTACAACTTAATTGTTTTTAACATCTCTATGCCTCAAGATTTTTACCGTGCGATCTTTCCACTGTTGGCCATAAATTTCGCGTACTGACTTTCTGTTATACGGATGATGCAGAATTAAGCTTGAACCTATGCATTGCTCAGTTTGCTCCGATTTAAGCTGCCCATTATTACCCAGCCAAACAACCGCATGATTAGGATGCTCGGTACGTCCAACCCGACAAACCAACATATCACCATATTCTGGTTTATCAACTTCAAAGAAGCCTGCTTTTTCGTAATTTTCAAGGTAAAGTGATGGATGGTCTTTATCTTCCCACCATGCATCATCCCGCTTAAAATCCATAAGCTCTATACCTAATTCACGACTATAAAAATCACGTACAAGCGCATAGCAATCTTGCCAGCCATGAAAATAATTACGCCCCACTAAAGGGGCGCGATAACCGCAAGGCTCGTAGACTTGAAAATCAAGATCCGGATACGAACAAATTACCCACGGCTTTTGATGTAATTCAATTTGAATCAGATCAAGTTCCGAAGCTTTTGTTGTTCCATCTGGATGAGAGTGCACATAAGCTAAGATTTCGCCTTGATCTTCAGCACTTGCCAAGTCTTCGGGATGTATTTCAAACTGATCAGATTGTTCAGCGATATTGCGACAAGGAATATATTGCTTTTCGACAATCACCCCACAGCTTTCATGCGGGTAACATGCATCAGCATGGGCCATAATGGCTTTTTTAATTTTTGCTGTCAGTTTCATAAGACCTCACAACATGCTTGAAGCTGGGAATCCGCCAAAGGGTAAAGGCTTGTTTTTACTAAATCGACATTCACAACCAGACAATCTGTATGAGCAACGATCTAAAGCAGGGTTGTCTGTTGGCTCATCTTTCTCGGTAAACATAGCTGCCCCGGTGTAACCACACTCTTCCCCGCGATATTCCCAACTACAATAAGAAGTAATTTGACGTACAGGAATTTTCAAACCTTCAAAATCAATCGGGTTAGACAGCTCAAAAGTTACTTGCTGAGCATTTTCCGATGTCTTTTGCTCTATAAACCAAGTTTGTTCTTTAGACTCGTTTGATGCTGAAAGATTGCCTGCTGTGAAGTTTTCAGCATCTAGATATTTAGCCAAAGTAGTAATAACTTTTAGCTTTGCACCTGCAAAATCTTTAAATTGCAGACAATAAGCAGAAACAGCATGTTGAATACCGTTAATATTGTTTGCCATTGTCAATGTCGGCGCTGAAGCTTTACCTGTTGAACTCATTTCAAGGCCACTTACTTCGAGTGCCATTGGCTCAAAAACTTGTCCTTGCCAAATAATATTGCGGTTCCATACTTTTTGATCGCCAGCATCAAAAACTTTGCCAATGCTGCCAGAGTCGGCACCGATCAGACCACTTGAACCAATTGAAGAGTAGATTTTCTCCCAGTCTTGAAAAGAAATATGCCCGTGAAAACGCAAGATGCCAGCACCTAAGCCGCTGGCATCTAGTTCATACAAATGGATTAATCCATCGACATACAGCTTCTGGAAATCACTATTCAGGGTCATAAGTCACCTCGTCATAGATTGGATTTCCATCTTTGTCTAAGACTGGCACCTCGTCATAGATTGGATTTCCATCACTATCAACTGCTTGAACCCATTCAAAAACTGGCTCACCATTTTCATTAATGACTGGTTGATTCGACAAAATAGGCGTACCGTTTTGATCAGTTTGAATGTGGGTTACTGGCTTTTTATAGTTCTTGCCATCCACAATTACAGCTTTTCCTTCATCATCAAATAGATCTTCATATTTAGTGATGTAAGTCAATTGCGGTGCATATTTTACTTGCTGGACCATACGCGGTTGTTTTTCAGTACGTGGAATTTTTCTGACGATTGTCTTTTTAATACTGTTTAAACGAATGTCGATCCATCGCGGCTCACCGTTTGCGTTATTTGGGATATCAATTGGTGCATCGAGATTCGCAACAATATCGCCCTCATCATTTAGCTTTTTCTTGAATGTCTTAATTTCAAGATCACCATTTTCCAATGTCTGATATTCAACTGCACAAATCTTATTGCCATGAGTGTCTGTAGGAATTTCAATCCACCAGCCTTCTTTAGCGAATCCAGAAGAACCTTTAACTAAATAATGACCAATACCCAACTTCTCAAAAGCAAGAGGTTGTTCAGCGGCTTCATCGTTAGGTTCAATTTTATCTGCAAATAGCTTAACAATCGGAGATGCTGACTTGATGAAACCATTTGCATCCACAGTTGTATTTTTTGATGACAAGATTTTACGCCACGGCTGAAACGTATTTACATTCCAGTTTACAGACCTGACATAAAAATCGGAGTTATGCGTTATGCTTAATTGCGCACAAGCATCAGTTGAATCGTTAATATCTAAATTAATAATTGCTTGAGAATTGTTTTCTGGATAGTCTCCAGCACTTGAAATATTATTACCATTATTTTGCCAATAAAAGGCATTACCACTTCCTCTCAATGTTGATAATTTTTGACTACCTAATCGAATTGACTTCCCAACTCCAAAAGCACCAACTTCCATCACATTCCCAGCAGCAGTACCTACATAACGACTAGCTGCATGGGTGTTATTCGTAAAGTTTTCATTCATTTTTGCGCCAGTTGAACGGAATGTATCACCGCCTGCGCCAGTCGGAGCTGAACCAAGATTAACAGTTTGAATCGTCATTTTCTTACTCGCATAAAAAAAGCCCCTAAATAGGGGCTTTGAAGAGATTTAAAGTTAAGGGTAAAAAACTTGGGTGAATGTCGTTGAGATTTGCCAAACATCACCACCTAGACAACGGGGTTGATATTCACCTGTTTTAACTCGTACCTCACCGTCTAATGGCGAATCCCATAGAAACGACTCAGCGCCTTTATGCTGATCGAAGAATGCTTTGATTTGCATAATTTCGTATTTATTTGCTGTCCGTGAATATTGCCAAGTACCTGTTCGGTTATTGATTCCTATCGAGACATTTTGCTCATATCCATCACCAAACTTTGAAGTCAGAACATTGAAGTTCTGAGTGTTGGAGTTACCGTCCAAGTCACTTGGCCAGTCAAATTTTTGGTTGCTCATTTGAAAGCAAACCTCCTAAAAATTTTTATTTCAATGATTTAAAAAATTAAACCTCGCATTTAGCGAGGTTTTCTTATTAGGATTAATAGTTAGCGTTGATCTAATACCAATTTCAGAGACAATTGATGCAAGGCTTCAAGATCATGATCCCACATCTGACAGTCTTCAAGATGTTTTTTGATGTATAAGTAATCTTGGTTTGTATGCAAAGTAGTGGCCAAAAATGCTGAATATGGCTTATCCGATTGACAAGAAGACAATATGGTGGACATTGAATCTCTTGAATTATCAATGTCGGTAAAACTTGAGGCAGCTATTGATAATTGTCGATTCAATTCATTACAAACTAAAAATCTTGGTAAAACCACACGATCATCATCATTCAAAAACAACTTTTTAACAGTAGTCTTGCCTTTTTCATCCTTCCCATAAAGCCTAAATGACTCTTGACATAAGTGCACCTTTGGCTCGTCAATATATGGATTAACAATTGGATTGGTTATAACATCTAATGTCCATTTTTTCCGATTACAACGTCCACAAGATGGTAGTAAATTTTCCCAGTCTACAACATCATCAGGATAAGTATCCTTATCCTTAAAATGCTCGACTTGCATGTATGAATCTTCAATTTGTAATTTACATTCACAATATGCGCATTTGAAGGATGAACTGGTCAATAAAGACTCACCTATTGATTCTTGCTTCCAAACAGTCTTATTTTTATCTGCTTTAAATATATCTGTGAGCTCTTGAACTTTCTGATCACTCAAATAAGTAGGTCTGACACCTCTTTGCAACTTAATCATGGATTATTCTCCAAGACTATCAAGTTGCATTCTAAAAACAGGACGTAATGGATATTGAGGGTGAAGCATTTTGTCAAGTTCTTCATAAGCTATATGAGCAGCGTTACGGTCTTTATCTTCAAGTGCTTTATCAAAGCGCCCTTTTATTTCCTTATATTTTTGAGTCCTTAAATCAACCATGCCCATCACATCTTCAAGAATTTCCTCAACCGTCCAACCTTGGTAGCCATACTGAGACTCAGGTAATTCTCGCCTTCCAACATTGCCATCTTTACGCTCCAAAGCAACAACTTCACCTTTGAGAGCAGTTTGAACCACATGAGGACTATGAGTAGAAATAAAAAACTGAGCATTTGGAAAAGCGACTTTTAAGACCTCACATATCCGTCCTTGCCACTCAGGATGAAGATGTAATTCAATTTCATCAATTAAAATGATTCCATTATAGTCGCGTGCCGCTGTATCATCGTGTTTTAGTCGATAATCAATTTCCTTGATAATCCCTAGCAAGATGTAAATTATTGATTTAAATCCTGACGATAAATACTCAAAATATATTTCACCTGTAGGCGTGTTAACAAATAACTCATTACTGGTGTTTAATCGACTATATTTGAAGTCTGGATTAAGAAGACTAAAACTCTCTTTAGCAAATTCAAGGTTTTTTAACTGTATTTCAGATAAATGTTTTTCATGCCCACTATGCAGTATTCGATTCAGAAGCCAGTCTTTTATGTCGTCATTGTTTATACCTGTGGCATTATATCTAGCACGATGTTCAATATCAGGGTCAGCTTGAATTGAGGAAATCTTCTTGTAATCAATCCCTCTGTTTGTCTTTAAATATAAAAGGCTTTTCTTAACATTGCCATAGTTTTGATTATTTAAATAGCTGTCATATTGTTCAGGATCAAACTTATCAATTGAGATTTCATAATGATTACTGCCCAAGTTATCTGTAATAACAAGAATTTTACCTTTATCACTACCAACTTTCTTTTTAAGTGTATTTTTATCATTCTCAGAAAACCAAGATGCAATAGAGTCTAAAATATTAGTTTTCCCAACCCCATTTTCACCACAAATAATGTTCATTTGAGGGTTGAGGTTTTCCAGATTTAAGTTTGAAATCCCGCCAACATTTTCCAACCCCAAAGATGTAATCTTCATTGTCTCAAAACCACTATTGTTAAATTGGTTCATCATACATCCAATAGTAATTTTTCCAAGTTTATTTTGAACATGAGTCATAACTATTTAAGTCCTTGTTAATTTTTAAATGTTTTCACTGAAAATAAAAAAACCATGATTTTTAATCATGGTTTTTCTTCGACTAAAATATTTATTACTTACTCAACAATCCCCCTTGCCGTTGTTCCTGCCGAATCACGGCGCGAACTGCATTTCCAAGCATTTGACCGAGCTGCTTAGAATCATTTTGAGTATTGATTTTACTTGAACCATCAGAATTAACCGTGACATAAACATTGATCGGAATATCACCCGAACTGCTTTGAGTTTGATTTGAATTAATAGCATCAAACTGACGTGCCTCCCTTCGAGTTGCGATTATGTCAGTAGTGTTGTTAGAAACATAACCTCCGTTCGCATAACCACTTGGTTTGCTTTGACGCATGCTTTCAACAACGCTTACACCGCCCCAGCGTTTGATATCTTCTTGAGACCAAACAACCTCACCTTTATGCACAATCCCTGCTGGAGTATGTTTAAGTCCATTACCTGTATAACCACCATCCGCAAAACCTTGCGGCGTTGCAGCTTGGATTAATGTAATAAAACTACTTGATTTAGCAGTTGCTATTGCAGCCTCAGCCAATTTGTTCCAAACGGTACCTTGGGCATTTGCATATGCATCAGATGCAGCTTTCCAAACATTCATACCAGCTTGAGCCAAAGCAAAGGCCTTTTGAGTTGCAAATAAAGTTTTATAAGCCGTTGATGATTCTCCTAGAATTGCACCAAACATTCCTGTAAATGCACCAGTCACCGCTTGAGCTTGTGATAACTGTAGATTCAATGAATCGTTCTGATAAGTTGATTCAATCATCTTTAATCGCTCAAAGTGTTCTTTCATGATTTGTTCACGTTGTGCATTCAGAGCCACCATATCTGCATTTGGATCTTTAGCTTGAATATCGAGTGCAGCTACTTGAGTATTTGCTAAATTTAAAGATTGAGCCCTCCGATCAGTACGTGATTGGTTTAGCTGGTATTGTTGACTATTACCCGTCATATCAGCTTTAGTCTGATCCCAATTTTTACTAGATTGAAAAGCCTTATCTAGAATCTCTAGACGTTCTTGCGCCTTAGATAAAGACAGACGTTCCCGTCGCTCTTCCTCATCTTTAGTAGTTAATGCAATCTGTTCCCGTTCAATACGATACCTTTCCTTAATAGCATCAACTTCTGAATACAAGAACTGTCTGGCCTGAAATAAACGTTGCTCTCGAGCTATCTGAATTAGTGCTAATTCTTGTTGCAGTTGTTTTGCAAGTAAATCTACTGCCGCTTTTCTTTGTTCCTTTGTTAATTCTAGATCATGAGCAGCTTCAAACTGACGTTTTGCAAAACTGTCTGTTAAAAGCTGTTCTTCTGTTTTTAAAAAGTCACGGTAAGAATCTAGCTTAGACTTTGTGGCTTGCTCTGCAATTGCAATATCATTATCTGCACGAGCTCGTAGCTCAGCCTTAATTTGCTCTTTACGCTCAGGACTAAAATTAGCTTTATCAACATCTTCAAGTTTTTTAGCAAGATCATTTCGGATCTTAGTAACTTGATTGGCAACTTCATTTTCAAGCTGAAGACGTAACTTAGCTTGTTCTTCAGCTAACTTGGTGTTGTCCTGAAGTAATTTATCAAAATCTTTCGACGATATATCTCCCGCTGTATAACCATTAACGCCTGCCATATAGCCTTGGTAATCTTTCCAGTACTGGTTATTATTTTTACCAATACCCTTACCCTTCATTACATTACCTTCACCTGCGTGGTAGGCTCTGACAGCTTTTTCTAAATCTCCCTTGAAAAGTTTTAAAAGGTAAGACATGTACTTACCTGCACCTTCAGCAGACTGAGCTAAGTCATAGCGGTCTTTTACACCATATTGCTTTGCTGTGCCTGCAAGAAACTGGAATCCACCTGTTGCACCAGTACTTCTATTGACTAGATCAGTTCGCCCACTGTTACCAGTTTCAATTGCATGAATTGCAGATAAGGTGCCAGCTGGCAAGTTGTACTTCGACTCAATACTAGAAAAATTGTACTTAGCTGCATTTGCTTGAACTTTTGCACTAACACTGAGTACTTTTTGTTGTTTCTCGAGTTCACTCGTATGTTTTCGCTCAGCAGCAGTTAGCTCATCCTTTTTGTCTTTCAGTACATCGAGGGCCTTTTGAGCTTGTGCAACTAAATCCATCTCCTCTTTAGTTACAATTGCAGTAGTACCTGGAGGAGCAACGGCTTGTTTTGCCTTTTGAAGTTCAATAATCTTTTTAACAGTTTCTTCACTGTAGCCAAGATTTAATAACGCCAGCTCTTCATTCGATTTAAGTACTTCTGAACGAAGACTTTCGAAATAACCTTTTTGCGCTTTAGCTGCACGATCGGCTGCGTTAGCATTACCATGTAGCTCATCCGTATTACTCTTTACTTGTACTGCTGCATTTTGTGCCTTATTGCCAGCAAGACTAACTTCAACACCGAATATTTTGAGCTTTTCTGCAGACAAACTTGCTTTAGATGAGTTTTCATCATATTGGGCAGCTTGCTTTTTAAGATTTTCATACAGATCGGTAGGCAGTTTAATTTTATTTAAACGTTCAATGGCTTCCGAATAACTGATTGTTCCAGTTCTTGCATCTTGTGAAATCTTTTCAACCTCTTTATTTCCTCGTGCATAGTTTTCGATATCAATTAAAGCTGCACCAACCGCGAATGAGGATTTTTGTAGTGCTTCATTTTGAGCCTTGAACGCTGTAGTTAAATCATTAACGGCTTTTGCCTTATCATTGCCAGATAATTTTTTTAAAGCTTCATCTGTTCTTTCAGCAACTTTTGCCTGTTCTTCAAGTTTCTGGGTAGCTTTTGCAGCCTTATCTTGGAAATACATATAGCCAGCAGCTAAAGCCGTAATTCCAAGTGTAATTGCACCTATTGGTCCACCTACCAGACCTAAAGCTCTACTACCTAAAGTGGCTACTGTAGTTAATCGAGATTGAGCTACCGAATAAGCTGTTGTAGCAATGGTTGCTTCTTTCACAGCTATATTATGGGCAATTTCAGCAGCGGTTAGTCTTTGAATTGCCGCTGCACGTGCATTTGCACTCAATGCTGCATTATATTCTGCTCGAGCTAAACCTACCTCTGTGAGAGTCAATGCAGCAGATTGTCTTGCTCGCATTGCTTCTACACCTAGTAACTGTACTTGAGATTGCGCCTCTGCAAAATTAGCTGCTCTTTGTTGAGCAGACGCGATGATACTAGCTTGAACGGCGACTGTTTTAGTTAAGATAGATTTTGTTATTAAGCCAATTCCAACAACTATTGCACCATCAATGATGACATTTAAATTATTGCCAAGTAACTGAATACCACCAGCTAAGGTTTGTGCTGCTCCCGATCCTTTGCCCGCTTCACCTACAAATTTTGTAATTTGATTATTCAGAAGGGTCAATGACTGCCCAATAGTGATATCTGTTTTAGCAAATAATGCATCAACATCATTCTGAACATTTTTAAGTGCTTTAACGATCTCCTGTGAAGTAATTTTTCCTTCAGCAGCAACAGAACGCAATTCACCAACTGTGATACCCATACCTTGCGCAATTGCTTTTGCTAAAGCTGGTGTTTGCTCCATGACAGAATTTAATTCTTCGCCACGCAAAGTGCCACTTGCCAAAGCCTGCCCGAACTGTACTAAAGCAGCATCTGCTGCTGACGCGCTTGCACCACTAATTGCAACAGCCTTAGAGACTGTCTCAGTCAAACGTGCAGTGTCATCCATTGTGAGATTTAGGGTTTTAGCATTGTCACTAAAGCGCTGGTAAACTTGTAAAACTGAATCCCAAGCTGAATAAGTTTTTTGAGCAATATTAAAAGTATCTTCAGTTGCTTTATTTAGCTCAGTTTGGTTTTTAGTAACAAGCTTTAGACGGTTTTGAAGTCCAGTGTAAGCATCCATTTTTGAAACAGCTTCACCCGCAGTAACTAACCCAGCCATATAACCTGCAAGTGTTCGTGTAGCTACCGACAAGCCATCCATGGACTTAGATGCGAACTCACCTTTTCTTTCTATACTATCGAGTTCGTTGCCTAAATTACGCGCATTACGTTCCGCGTTCTGCGAATCAATAACAATGACCAAACGGGATTCTTGTGCCATCTTACTTTCCTCTAGGCAATAAAAAGCCCACAAAAGTGAGCTATGAATTTTGGGCAATAAAAAACCCACTCAAATGAGTGGGTTCTGTTTAAAAATAATTACTAAGCTGGGCAGTTAAACCAGTTCGGTCGTGCTAGAAATCTTTGTGCTTTTTACCAATTCACTAATCAATCAACTTTACACATTTAGCAACAACATCCTGTGCGTATAGACCCTTATCTTTGAAATTACTGTTATACGCACGATCAATATCTCTTAAGCCTTCTTCAATTTCTGCTTTTGGTGCTTTTTTGTCTGCTAGTATTCCATTCCTTAAGCTTTCCTTGGAAACCCCTTTAAGCCTTGCATCCATTATAAGTGACTGATTGTATGCATCCTTTACACACTCATTGCGCTCTTTTAAAGATAATTTATTTGGAGTGCAGTGTGCTTCCCAAATTATCGCAAATGTCTCTGGTTCAACACCTTCTGAATCCTCCATTAAGACTCCACCATCAATAGAGACATATCTCTTAAAACCAACATAACCACCGTAACTATTCTTAGAATTTACCTCTCCGCAATATCCTTTTATATTTTGGAATTGGGCTGAATCAGGATCTTTTAAGGTGCTTAAGACAGCTTCTTTTGACTCTTTTTCCACCTTTGAGCAACCATTTATCCCTACCAAACCAAGAACTAAGCTTAAAAAAATAATCTTTTTCATGTAATTACCCATCATTATTAATGGGTAAAATTTAACAGTTCAAAGTTTTAAAAACTACCCATTAACCTTCATGATTTTTTAAATCATTAAATACATTTAATTGACCAAGCTTGTTTATAAAATTTAATCACAGCCTCAAAATCTCTCAAAAGCACTTCTTCTGAATATTGATGTGGAGAAAGCTTCAGTAGTGCTGGTATATAGTGATTTTTGTAGACTTCAGGATATGTCTTACACAATATCTCTCGCTTCTCATCATTAGGTACATCATGATTATTTAATGCATCAAGCATCTTATCTATTTCATGTTTTGAAGTTAGATATTCCTCTTCAACTGAAGGAGGAAGTGGTTTTATTTCAACTTGTTTAGTGCAGCTAATTAAAACCACTAATAAAATAGAGCACCCCAATGTATATAAAAGTTTTGCTAACATATTCTTAAATCTTATAGTTAATTGTTTCTATTTGATCCTAGACAGTATCGTGGACAACAAATCCCTCTAAATTCTTAAAATATTTCTTCTCAAAGGCTTCAGGGCTTAACCAGCCATTTGCAGAATGTCTTCTGACCCGATTGTAATAAATCTCAATATAGTCAAACAAGACAGCATTCGCTTCTTTTCGAGTGGCAAACACACTGCCATGGACCACATGACCTTTCAATGTATGAAAGAAGCTTTCAGTCACTGCATTATCCCAACAGTTTCCACGTCTAGACATACTCTGAGTACAATCATTTGTCAGTAACAGCGCTCTAAAATCACGACTACAGTACTGTGAACCTTGGTCCGAATGAACCATAACACCAGTTGGATAACCCTGACGAGCCATTGCATAGTTAAACGTATCACACACCAACTGGCGGTCTATTCGATGGCTGGTTTGCCACCCCACGATACGACGACTAAATAGATCCAGCATCACACATAAATACAGCCAACCTTGCTTGGTACGGATATAGGTAATATCCGTTGTCCAAACCTTGTTAGGCTGAATGACTGTAAATTGACGCTCTAACAGATTGGGTGCTGTAGGCAAACGATGGTTTGAATCAGTCGTATGCTTGTATTTACGCGCAATCCTGCTGCGTAAACCCAGATTTTTCAGCATTCTTCCAACAGTGCGTTCACTCATGCTGTAACCTAAATCATGCATGTCATGTACCAATGAAGGTGCACCCAATCGTGCATGATGCTGCCAATATACGGCTTTTAAATCATTATATTTCTCTACCGTATTGGCCTGACGTTTTCGCCAGGCATAATAGCCTGAAGTGCTGACACCTAGGTATTTACAGGCAGAAGATACCGTGACTTCATTCATATCTAGATCTTGAATTACCGTGTACTTTTCTTGGCATGATCTGTTAGAAAGTACACATGCGCTTTTTTTAAGATGTCATTGGCTTCCTTGAGCTGTTTGACTTCTTTCTCTAATTCCAAGATCCGCTGTTGTTCTGGTGAAAGTTGACGTTTGCTTGAACCCACTGGATTGGTTTCACGAATCCATTTGTCTAAAGTTGAATAACCCACACCTAATTTCTGGGCGATTGCAGCTATAGGCTCGTGTGAGTTTGAAAGTGCATAATCAATTGCTTGCTGTTTAAATTCAGCACTAAAACGTTTGGCCATTTCTTGGATCTCCAAAGTTAACGTTACGTTATCTTTAGAGGGAAGTACTGT